GCATCGGTGTTCTCCCCTCTTGCTATGCGAAGGACTTGCCTTCTAGGTTTACCACATCTACTTCCGCTGCGATAGTGACGTATTGCTGGTCTCCCCACGTTGCGTTGCCGATGCTCGTGCTCGTGACGCTCGCTTGGGCGGCCTCTCCGCCGAGGAGTACCGTACCATCATACGCGTTTCTTAGCCACGTGCGCCATACAAGCAGGTCGAGGTATCTGCGCTCGCTTTCCGCCTGGAAGGGCAAGTAGATGGTGACGGTGCAGGTCAAGACGGTGCGCCTGCTCGCCGCTCCGTACTCGATGCTGTCGGTGCCCGGCAAGACGACGGCGGCGGGTACTGCGCCGAGGTTGTCTGGGGGTACTGCGTAGGATGCGCGGATCGTGCCGCCCCTGAGGCCCGTGGGCTGCGTTAGGGCGGTCAAGCGGGTTGCGAGCGCCTGGTGGATGGCTAGGTCGCTCATTGGCATTAGACTGCCGAGCCCTTTCGGTTGCGGTATGGGTCTAGGAGCGCCTGCGCGGCTGGGTGCATCCTACTGCTCATGCGGGTGACGCCGCCTGCGTCGCCGGTGCCCACGACCCCGAAGGGCGCGTTGCGCGATGCGTATAGTTTCGCCACTTCCATGAGGGTCGCCTGTTTGATGGCGGCGGGGATTGCCGCCCATCCCCACGTGCCGATGATGCGCACTCCTTTGGTGGAGTCCTTTGGGAAGTTGAGGATTGACGTGTCCGATGACTCGATGCTCGTGTATGGGTGCCCTGCGAGCGCCGCGTTGTACGGCATGAGGTTGTAGGTGCCGGCGGCCCAAACCTGGCTGTATGTGCCGTCAATCCCGTCGTCGGTGGCGAGGCTCGTGACGGTGAGTAGGTCGTCCACGTCGATGCGGTAGTAGTCGTATGCCGTGTAGTAGCGTGTCTGGCTGCCCTGGGGGCCGAATCCCGCTGGGCGGTCGCAGTACTGGTCGATTGCGCTTGACGCGGCGGTGATGAGCGTGTCCACGAGCGTATCCTCCGTCGTATCGCTGCTCGCGATTCCGAGGATTGCCTTCGCCTCTGCTCGGGTGGCGTAGTCGGTCATGATGCGTTGCCGATCTTCATGACGTAGCAGGTCTCGGTGCCTGAGGTGCTGACGGCGTAGAGTTTCGCGTTGGCGGGGAGGCTGATGTCTACGGTGCCGTCGTGATCGAATAGGAAGCCGTTGGCGGTGGTGACGTTGGCGCCCCCGAGGTAGATGCTGTGGGCCTGCTCTTTATGTACGAGCACGCGGCATCCGTCGGTGTCGGCCTGCACGAGCAGGGTCGGCGTCGTTAGTGCGGTGATCTGCGCGGTGGTGATCTCTGCCATCCCTTACCCCCTCTTTGCCTTGCGCCCCTTGCGCTCCACGGTGATTGTAGCGGTCTCTATGGCCTCGGGTGCGGCATCGCTAGACGGATGCTCCTCTCGGGGCTCTCCTACGAGGCTCCCGTACCCTGCGGCGGCGAGTTGGATCGCTTCGCTCCACGGTAGTTCTATTGTTCCGCCTGCGTACGGCCAGTCTACGCCGTTGCGCGTGCCGGTGATGTGGATGTTCATGCGGATCGTCGGGGGGCGGGACTTCTCCCGCCCCCCTGCTCCGCCGCTATCTACCCTACTGGGTTAGACGTTTGCGCCCTTGAAGGACTTGACGGCGCTCGCCTGGGCGAGTCCCGTGGCCCCTCGGACCTGTACGCGGTACGTCACCAACCCGTTGGCGAAGGCGTACTCGTTCGATACTGCGACTTCGACGCCGCCCACGAGGAGGGTCTTGATCTCCTTGAGGTCGCCGAAGACGATGCTGAGCGCTTCGTCCCCGGTGTCGGCAAGTGCGCCTGAATACACTGGGAATCCGAGCAGCGTGTCTACGCCGCCCAGGTTGCCCGCCTCGAAGATCGGGCGGTTCTGGCTATCGAGCAACTTTCGGACGCCGCCGAGGGTTGCGTCGTTCATGATGAAGCCTGCGCCTGCTCCGCGGCGGTACTTCTGGTTTACCGAGTAGACGAGGTCTACGAGGTCGGCGTAAACCGGGGCCACTGCGGCGCCCTGCTTACCAACCGTTGCCGCAGCCGCGATCGCGGGGCCCGCGACTGCGCCGTGCGCGATTCCGACTTCCTGACCCGACTTCTCTGCGATCATCGAGGCGATGTCGAAGGCGGCATCGCGGACGAGTTCGTCCGTGACCTGAATCAGGGTGCCGTACTTCGCTGGCGTCAAGGAGAGGGACGACAAGGTGCCGTCTGACTCGCCGATGGCGCCCGCTTCGCTTACTGCCGCCGCGGTGCCGAGTGCCGTCACGCGTGGAAACTGGAAGTTATTGCCAGTGCTCACGCTGTAAAGGTCTACGACGCTCGCGTCAATGAATGGGTTTACCTGGCCCGCGACCACGTTCACCCGTGCGGCGATGCCGACTGGGTTGCCGAGTCCGGTGCTCTTTGTGACGTCGCGACGCTCGTAGTCAAAGACTAGGCGCCCGCCGTTGATTCCGATGCGTCGGATTTCTGACTCGTCGGTTGCGCGCTCTGTCTTCGCTGGCGCCTCGATGGCGACGGCGAATCGGGAGCGGGACTCTAGGGCTGCCTTCTCCGCGGCCTCGATCTTCTCGGCTGCGGCGATCTGGGCGGCCTTGGAATCCATGTCCGCAAACGCGCGATCCACGGTCTCGTTTTCCTCGGCGGTGAGGTCGCGCTTCGCCTCGGCGGCTGCCTCTAGGACTGCCTTTGCCGCGGCTGCTGCGCGCTGGCGCTCGTCGTGGAGCGCGTTGATGAGGTTCTCGCTCATGGTGTTTCCCCTTTCTCTATTCTGCCTATTGACCGCTCGGGTGTTCCCCTTCGCGTGACCCTCGTGGGGTCGAGGCGCTTGAGATCGGGCCTACGGTTATTCTCCGATGCGCTCCTTCAAGGCGAGCATCTTGGCCCGTACTGATGTCGGTACCACGACGCTCCCCTCGAACGCTGCGATGATAGCAGATGCGTCCTGCTCTGCAACCGTTTCGCCGCGTAGCCACGTGTGTACTGCCTTCCATAGTTCTTCCGCGTCTAGCCCGCGTCGCCTCGCGAGGTTGCGGACTGCGGCGAGCCCGATGGTGCCTGGGTACGCGGGCGTGTGCCCGGTGAGTAGGCTGACCTCGTGTAGCGCCGCTTCGTTGATGGTGCGGCGGTTGCCGTCCCACTCGTCGTCCATGACTCGGAAGCCGAACGACCAAGCGATTGCCTGGGGGTCGCGCTGCGCGAGTGCCAAGAGGTGATCGCCGATTGGGCTCTTGATGACATCGGCGGTGACTTGCAGGCCGCGCTCGTCCTGGCTGAGGCTTAGGCTCGTGGGCGTTGCGGCGAGCATCTGGCTTTCGTCATGCCCGTGTAGCAGTTTGACTACTTTCCCCGACGCTGCTACCTGACCGAGGCTGCGTGTGAAGGCGCCTGGGGCGATTTGCTCGATGAAGGGCATTGGGCTTGAGTCTGAGTTGAATAGCGCTGCGTAGCCGATGATCGTCCGGGCCTCCGTGTCTACGCGGAGTTCCCCCGTGTGGGCGCGTACCTCGACCTCGCCCTTTACGACGTCGTAGTTGGGCGTCTCTGGGGTTGCCGGTGTCTCCTCTGTTGCGGTGCGCTCTGCTTCGTTGTCCATTGCCGTCACCACCCTTTCTGCGTACTCATACGCGCGGCGCGCTTTTTCGGTCGTATCGCCGCTGCCCCATAGCAGGTGCGCGACCTGCCCCGCGGTGGGGCGCTCCGCCTCTGCGATTGGGCTGACGCCCGCTAGGTCGCTGAGGTGGCGCGCGATCCACGCTCTCATCCTACGCCATTTATCCTCCGTTGCGCGACCCCGCGCTAGGTCTCGGGCCTCGGTGATGGTGTTGGGGCGGAGCCCGTCGCCCTTGTATTCCAGTAGGTCGAGCCCCCTGATGGCGTTTTGGCGCATGAACTGGGGCACGCTTAGATCCGCGCGAGTGTCTGAGAGCCCGTCGCCAGTTTCGTTTTGGGACGTTTTTTCGGCATCGTT